AAAATAAAAGCTTTATTTTTATTATAGCAGAAACAATCTTAATCCATGTTTTTTCGTAAAAAGAAAAAAGGAGCTAAAAAGCTTAGCCCCTAAAAACAGGAAAAAAATGAGTAATTGATCGTGTGTTCACGTTAACATATTTTAATAAGCAAATCTAGGTGTATTTTCTAAACTTACGCTGCCTCTACTATGCTTTGCGAATAATTATACTGCTTGTTAATATATTCTATACAAGCCGCTTGTCGCTCGATGCCTAAATCTGCAATGCTTTCAACTCCAGCTTTGCTACACCACTTGTTTATTATCTCACTTGATACGTTATGCAATTTAATAAGTTCTATTAATTCAGACAAAGTTTCGCTTGGCTCTTGCCTTGTTACTTCTTCCTCCTCTAGTACAACGTCATCGAATTTAATAAGTTCTATGAATTTGGCTAAAGTTTCGCTCGGCTCTTGCCTTGTTACTTCTTTCTTCTCTAGTACAACGTGATCGAGTTTGTTGCTTAGCATATCGGTTTTTGTCACATGTGTTACGTTCTTTTCTGGCATATCTACTACCTGATAGTCTTGTGCCTCTTCAACTGTTATCAAGCCTCCTAAAGCATCTGCAAACTTATCTCTAAGAGCAAAACCTCTAGCTCTCATCTGCATCATTCTTTTCGGATACTGAGTCCAAGGACCAGTCTTACCCCATAAACCAGCCTTTTTAGCATCTTCTATGCTAAAGCTTACAGTATGCTCAGTTTGGTTCTTACGTTTTACTGTGCAAAAAACTGTATTTGTTTTCTCATCATACCACTCCTTGATATCTTCAAATGACGAATGCGCCTGTACAAGAGCAAGTAATGCGTCGCCATACACGGAGGGTTTGCCGTTAATAACCGCTATATTCTGCAAAGCCTGTATAGGCTTTAACCCAAGTTCAGCTCCCATCTGTACGGCAACCAGAATATCTGCTGCTTTACCTTGGTAAGTTTTTGGCACCATAGCACTATTTGCTATAATAGTAGCATACTCCATAGCTTCTTTTAAATTACTCGGTGTTAATAACGTTGTTTTTACTGCTATATTACTCATTTTCTATATCCTTTCTTTTAATTACATTTCTAAATTAATAACCTTATATCTGTGCTTTTCTTTGTCGTAATCCAGTAAATAAGAGACACTAGCTCCTATATCTTTCGGTCCAATACCTGCATTAAAAGCTTGTGTTTTATTAAAAAAATATTCTTCATCATGATCGTCATCGTCAATAATAAAGCCATAGCCTTTTTCTTCGTTATAAAATTTGATTTTTCCTGTATGAATATAGCTTGTATTACTCATTTTCTTCAACCTCCTCCTCTTCTATTTTCTTGTTAAAATCTCTATACAAAACTGTTATCCATATACTAGTAGCCAATATTAATACTGCGTATGCCATAAAGTGAATATTACAAACCATTGTTACCTCACTTAATTAAAAACATTCTTGATTGCTTTCCTGTGTTTAGACATTGTTCGTATGCGTCCTTAAACATTTCCTTTAGTTTATTGACGTTCACAAGAGACCTCGGAACAGTGTTTTTCCATGTGGCTATCACATTGCCGTTAATGTCTATTAGTACATCATAATCTCTCATAAATTCCTGTATATCGGTCTTTAATTTCTCAATGGTATCAGCTATCCTATTTTCTTCCTCCTTAGCCGCTTTAAGTTGTTCCCATTTTTCCAAAATGTTACTTTCCGCTACTATTTCGTGATGGTTACTTTGTGGAAATAAATTAAATGTATCCCTAGTACTCACACATTTAGGCGGGATTCTTTTTTCTATATGGTTATGCCAGAAATTACAGGCTATTTTAATTAGCTTTTCCTCTAACTCCTTATTTCTATTATACGTGTATATTCTAAAATCTTGACCTCCGATGAGTACTGCTGTATCAACTACTGGAACATTACAAACTGCCGAATATGTAGCGTTTTGAATAAGATAGGACTCGGGGATTTGGTCAGTCCCTAAGTCGCCCCATTCTTTAGCTTTAAGAAACGAAGCAGTTTTACATTCAAGAATACGCCTTTTATTATCTGCCCACCGATCAATATTAGCTGCTAAAAATGAATATTCAGGATGATAAATCGTGTTTGGCTCTATTTCCACATCATAGCCAGTATCCTCACTATAAGCCTTAGCAACCACATCTTCTAAAAGGTTGCCCCACCTCATTGCAGCGTTAGTCTCTTCGGTTATGTCATCGCTGGTTTTATCTAAGTATACGTCAAGAGCAGTCCTATAAGGGTTAAGTCCTGCGATAGCACCTAGATCACTTCCACCCAAGTAATTCTTACGCTCCCTTAGCCATTGTTGCTTGTTTTCCATACTAATACCATTATTTCTTTATTTATAACTTTCTGTATTAATAGTTTAATGTATTCCTATAAATATTTTTTTAAATTCTCAAATGTTTCTAATGTTTCTTTTTCAATTACAAGAAAATTATATTTATTAAATCCCTCAATAAATTGTAACAATAAATCACAAAAAGTTTTTGGAACTACTACCCATTCATTATTGGTTTGAGACTTAAGCCACATTGACAATTCGTGCGTATCTACACCATCAATTTTAGTAAATAGCAACCTCATAAACTCTTCTTTCGGAATAAAACGATCTTTTATTACTGACATCTTAAACCTCTACCCCCCTTGATTGTAAATAATAAGAGCGCAAGCTTTGATCATGTATGTAAGCATTATACTCTGCCTCCTCTATTGTCTGCTCTAGAGCTACTGGGTCATATTCGCTACTATCCCAATCTATACAATAGTCGTTTGCTTTCTCGAGTAAATACTCGTATTTATCAATATCAACCATTAATTGGTAGTAATTCTCGCCATAACTTTTATAGGGAATGTTATAAAACATAGCTCTCTCAATCTGCTCTTCTATAAACGCTTCTCTTGCTCGTTCGCCAATTCTAGCAAATGTTTCTTTGCTAGATGCTGATAATTCTACAGGTTCACTTTTAGCCTCGTGAAACTTAGGCTTATCCGTGATATTAGCAGGCAGCTGATCTATTATTTTTTCTAGATTTTCTTTAGATTGGTTTCTTTTTTCAAAAATTCTTATAGCCTCCTTCTTAGCTTCTAAATTTTTTAGAACTTGTAAAGCTTCCTTTGGTGAGATCAACATTTGCCTTAAAGCTTCTTTAGCCTTGGCAACGCTTAGTTCTTCAAGTCGTGACACAGCAGATAATTCGCAATTTACTGGTTCTATTGTACCATAACTTGCTAGATTATTAATGTTTTTACGATTTTTTTCGTAAGAATTTCTACCTTGACATAATGGTAGCGTTGAGATATTTTGCATATACAATCTCTTTTTAATTTATTGAGAAAAAGTAAGAATTTTTAGCGTTGAAACTGGAAAATTCTTACAGCTTTATATAAGGATTCCAAAACGTCTTAAGGTGCAAACTTAAGGCGTTTTTTTATGCCTTATGATGTGAGTATAGAGGGAAAAACCTAACTTGTCAACAAATAATTACAAAAAAAGCAATTATTTTTTTAATTTCTCTGCTATTAAATATTCTCTTAACAGCTCATTTAACCTGTCTTCGTTAGCAATATATTTATATATTCTATCTTTTTTTCTAAAAACAAAATTTCTTTTCATTAATCTTTGTAAATGAACGCTTGCAGCTTGTCTTGATATATCCGTAATTTTTTTAATAGTCTCGACCGTTACTCCTTTGTCTTGTCCAAAAGAAACTATATTGTTCATTATAATTTTTTGACCTTTAGATAGGTCTCCAGTAAAATTTATAGCTTTTTTATATTGTTCCATAATATTCATATCCATATCTACACCAATTCAAACATTGATATATACTCATTAATTACAAAAAAAGCAATTGACAAAAAACAAATAGTATTTATTACTATAAATAGTAGTATTTTTTTTATTTTACAAGACTGGAGAGATTATGTAATTGAGAATTTTCATTCGATAGGAGCGAGCGTTTATTTTTAAAGAAAAACACACAAAAAACTCACAGAAATAACCAACTGTGAGAATAGGATAATATTACCTAATAGTCAAGTGTTTTTCTTTAAAAATTATAAATTACTAACAATTTTTAAGGAATATGGCAAAACAACAAGAGCAAAAATTAACCTTTACGGAATCATACCAAGACCAGCTATGCAAACTCTACTCATTTAAGGAAGAAAAATCCCGCTATCGTAAACATTATTTACCTTGGGATAAGATAAATAGAGCTAATAAAAAGGTTAAGCCCGTTCGTCAAAAGTCCTTTTTTCTTAGTAACCCCGCCAATAAATTACTTAGTGCAGTTATGGGAAAACTAATTAAAGGTGAAAGAGTACTCCTAAATCACAAATATATTTCTACTTTTACATTCGTTGAAAGAAGACAGAATGTAAGAATTATCGAAGAACTAGCACATATATTAGATATTACTTATCATAATTCTATTACTCATAATGACAAAAAATATCGTTATAGTTACGAGTTTAGTTATAAGGAGCAAAACCTTGAAAATATTACTTGTGTAGAAAATTCTGTCGGGACATTTATGTCACAACAAAACGACCTTCTCTATATATATAAAGAAAATAAGAATATTGAAAATATAGATCTGGAATCTAATTTTTTACAAAATTCTGAAAGTAGTAAACTTGAGGAAAATGCAGAGCCTCAAATTACAGAATTTTCACCTACTACCCCCTCTAAACTCAAAAAAAGACCCTCTAATAAGCGGAAAAAGCCTACTATGGCACAGGCAAAGGCAAGAATTTATCGTTTTAACCAGTACAAAGAGCCTCAATCATTAAGCCATCACTACCCATTGATAAAAGAGGACTGCGCTAAACTACAAAGCCTCTCAGGGCGGGACTTT